AAAATGATGAGAGTGCTGCTGGAACTCTACACTTATTTGACCCATCAAATACAACTTTTGTAAAACATTTTATTGCATCAGGATCATCATATAATGCTAGTGGTAGTGGTTATGAATATAATACTTACCCAGCTGGTTATTTTAATACAACATCAGCAATAAATGCTATTCAATTTAAAATGAGTTCAGGCAACATAGATTCAGGAGTTATAAAATTATATGGAGTTAGTTAAATACAATAACAATTCAATTTCAAGTGTAACTGCTTTAAGTAGCTTATCAAGTGGTTCTTTAAATTTAATTACCACGAATACAATATCATCAGGAGTGGCTTCATCTTCTTTTACTTCTAACATTAACAGCACTTACGACACTTATTTATTCAAATTTATAAATATACACCCAGCAACAGATGGTGCTGATTTGACTTTTAATGGTTCAACAGATGGCGGTTCTAATTACAACACTACTAAAACTACTACAACTTTTTATGGCTACCATAATGAAGGTGATAGTGCAGCAGCTGTAGCTTATGAACCTGGACATGATATGGCTCAAGGTACAGGATATTGTCAAATAGGTGGTGATGCTTTAGGTGCAGACAATGATCAATCTTGTTCAGGAACAATGTTTATTTTTTCACCTTCTTCAACAACCTTTGTAAAACATTTTATTGTTAATATGAACACTTTAACTGACGCAAATTATTCAGTTAATGAATACACCGTAGGTTATATGAATACTACTTCAGCAGTTAATGCTGTTGATTTTAAAATGACCACAGGTAACATTGATAGCGGAGTAATCAAAATGTATGGATTAAGTAAATCATGAGTATAATTAAGTTAAATAATAGAGCAGTAAAAGATGCAACAGCATTTGGTAGCATAACAGGACTTGGTAATTTAGTTTTTATATCAAGGTCAACTGCTAGTTCATCATCAAGTTTAAGTATTACATCAGGTATAACTAGCACCTACAAAGAATATATTTTTTTAATAAATAATATGCACGGCTCTGCTGGTGATACTTATTTAACTTTTAATTTATCAACTGATGGTGGGAGTAATTATAATGTTACAAAAACATCTACTGCTTTTAAAGCATATCACGAAGAAGCTGATAACTATGCAGATTTAAGATATGAATCTTCAGATGATTTAGCGCAAAGCACAGGTTATCAATATATAGGGACTATGATTGCCAATGCTGGTGATGATACATCTTTATCTGCATATTTACATTTATTTGATCCAAGTAATACAACTTTTGTAAAACACTTTTTAGGAACTTCTTCTCAAAATTCTACTTATGCAAATCATATTACTTTTGCTGGATATGGAAACACAACATCAGCTATTAATGCTATTGATTTTAAAGCCATATCAGGAACACTTGATTCAGGCACGATAGATATGTATGGAGTTCTATAAATAATTATGATACTAACACAAACACAAGGAGAACAATATGCCAAGATATAAAATGGTAAATGGTGAGAGAGTTCAACTCACAGCAGAAGAAGAAGCAGCTAGAGACGCAGAAGAAGCGGCTTGGGAAGCTGGTGCAAAAGATAGAGCTATGGCTAATCTTAGAACAAAAAGAAATAATTTGTTAAAAGAAACTGACTACTATGCTTTATCTGATGTAACAATGACTGATGCGATGACAACTTACAGACAGGAGTTGAGAGACTTGCCTGGTACTGTGGCTGATGACGCAACAGCTGCTGATGTTAATGCTGTTACCTTTCCAACAAAACCCTAGTCATTAATATCAATATCAATACAAATTCATATCTGATAAGCAGAATGAATGAAGTATTTATTAATTTTAAAAATTTGTTCAGTCGTAGCAGCAGAATGCACAAGTGAAATCCACAGCACTTTTACATTTAATTCTTGGATAGAATGTGCTAATGCTGGTTACTTACGATCTATTCAAATCAATAATGAAATGGGTAGTGAATTTGTAAATACTAATAAAGTTATTATTAACTTTAAATGCGAACCCATAGAACAAATATAGGAGGATATATGGATAAGTTTTTTAAAATGTTAGTACAAGAAATAAAAATATTTTGGGAAGAGTTGAAAGATGGTTTCAAAAAGAAAACAAAAAAAATCTTCTGTAAGTGCAAGAGAGATTAAAGAGTACGCAGAAAAAAATAATAGCGTTAGAATTTCTTATCATGAGAAAGTCTGTGCTGAACGTATGAAAACTTTGTTCAAAGCTATAGACGAAATGCGTAAAGATATAAAAGATTTACGTGCTGACATGAACAAAGGTAAAGGTGCTGTTGCTTTCTTTGTTGTTGTTGGTGGACTTGTAGCTACAGTTCTTGGTTTCTTTAAATGGAATGGCTAAACGCAGTAAAACAGCTTCAACTGGATTATATAATGAACTCATCGCACAAGCTAAATTCGCACAAGACCCTGATAAGATTGTATTTGTACCAGCCATGGGTATTGGTCCGATAGATATGGTTGTATTAGATATTAACACAGGTGAATATCAAGCCTATGACGTAAAGACCGCAAACTATAGGAAATCTGACTATACACCTAAAGATAGGTATGTTAGAAAGGCAGGATCATTGATAAATAGAGGATTGACAGAACTACAAAAAAAATTAAAAGTTAAGATATATTATAACAAATGAAACTTACAGCTAACATAACTCTTGATGAGCTAACCAAGTCGCAAGTTGCAGAACGTAAGGGTATCAACAACAACCCTAGTCCTGAACAAATAGAAAATTTAAAAGCATTAGCTGTTAATGTTCTTCAGCCTGTTCGTTCACACTTTGACAAACCTTTAATAATATCTAGCGGTTTTAGATGTGCAGAACTTTGTGTAGCTATAGGATCAAGTGTTAATAGTCAGCATACAGCACATGATGAAGCTGCGGCAGCAGACTTTGAAATACCAGGTGTAGACAACAAAGAATTAGGAACTTGGATTAGAAACAACCTTGAAGTAGACCAAGGTATATTAGAATTTTACAAAGATGGTGAACCTTCAAGCGGATGGATTCACGTAAGTTATTCAAGAAATCATAACAGACAACAATGGCTAAGAGCCATGAGAGAAGAAGGTAAGGTTATTTATAAACCTTGGCTAGGAGATTAATGTGGTTCAATGTACTAGGTATGGGAATTAAGACAGCTGCCAAGCTGTATTCTGATAAACAAAAAACAAAAGAAGCCTTGTCAGAAGC